TTAGTGATATTTTAGCTAAAACTATTGGTAAGCTTTTAGCAGATGATATATCTTTTTCAGATGGTATTTTGACGCATGTAATATTCCGAAAGGTGTTTACTGATACTTTGTCTTTAGTTGATAGTATTGCTCATGCTTTGCAAGCTAAAATTAGTTTGATGGATACTCTTACCTTAATAGATAGTTGTGCTAGAAATTTTATAGGAGCTTATGATAGAATTTACAGCATTAAGAAAAATATTTATAGAAAGAAACCAAGAACAATATCAATAAAAAGCAATATTTATGATGATGAAAGAAAATTAAATAAGTAATCTATGAGCTATACAACAGAATCAAAAGTAGAAAGCTATCTTATGATAGATATTGATCCGTCGCAAGCGGCTCAAATATCTAATTACATTGATATAGTTGAAAAATGGATTGAAAACTATACAGGTAGGAAATTTGAAGAAGAAACAGCTACAAAATATTATGATGGTCCTGGCGGGACAGAGTTATATATTGATCCTTGTTTAGAAATTACTTCATTTGAAATTCTTGATACTGATGGTGAAGTTGATGATACCCTAACTGAAGGACACGCAAATGATTATTTACTATATCCTCTAAATGAAACTCCAAAATATATAGTTAAACTAACGACTAATTCTTGCATTGGTGCATTTCCAGTAGGAAAAAGAAGGATTAAGATTACTGGTAAATGGGGGCAATCTTCTACAGTTCCAAAAGATGTGGAATTAGCAGCAACAATGTTAGTAGGAAAGATTATTGAAAAAGGTTTAAAAGGTGGTGAAGCATCTTCTGAGGGATTAGGAGATTACAGAATTACTTATAAAAAAATTGATGAAGTTGCTGATTCTCTTGGAGTAAAACAAATATTAGATCATTATCGTAAAATTGAGTTATAATGAAGTTAACACATCTTTTAACTAATAGAATAGTTATTACCCGAATGGTTAAGGTTTCGGGAGATAAAAAGGCACTTTCTACTGTAACAGCAGAAATGTGTCATATTCAGCCAATTAGTCGAGATAAATCAGGAGTAGCTGATGGAGTTTACGGAAAAACTTTTAAAATATTTCTAGAGGCTGATACTCAAGTTCAAGAGGGAGATAGATTAAGAGATATAGATGGCAATTATTATACAGTTGTTAGTGGAGGAATGACAAGAAGAACGCATGGAAGTTTTGATTATTATGAGTGTATTATTATGCAAACTAAATCTTAAAAATGATTGTTATAAAAATAAAAGGATTAAAAGAATTAAGAGAGGCATTTAAGCGTGCACCTCTTAAAACAAAAGATGAGATAAATAAAGCTATTGCTAAAAGCGGTTTTCTTGTAGAAAGAGAGAGTAAAAAAATAACGCCTGTTGATACAGGTAGGTTGAGAGCTAGTATCAGAACTGATTTAATGCCAATGAAGGCAGTTATTGCTCCTCATACTGATTATGCTATTTATGTTCATGAGAATTTGCGTGCAAGACATAAGCCTCCTGGACAGGCAAAGTATATGGAAAAAGGGAAACAAAAAGCAGAACCTAAAATAGAAGATTTCTTTAAACAGGCAATAAATAATGTTCTTAATTTTATAGCAAGGAAAAAATATGTTTGATATTTTATCAGCAAAAATTGTAGATATACTAGAATCAAACGATTTAATACAAGAAGTATTTCCTTATGAAGTGGAGCAATTTTCAGGAGATCCAGCGGTAACAGTAACACCTTCGTCTAACGAAAATGATTATAATACTACCGAAGAAAATGTTCGGATTTATGCTTTTACGATTAGAATTTTTGTTAGTAGAACTTCCCGAACCAAAAAAGAGGCTGATGAAGTTTTAAGAGATGTTGTTGATAGCGTTTTAGATGATTTTGATAAGGATTATACTTTTTCAGGTATTAGTTGTCCTACTGGTTATACATTTATTAACTCGTTTGCTTTGCCTAGTGCTTGGGGTTATAGTGGGCGTGAAGATGAATATCGTGTAGCTGAACTGCTTCTAAAATGTCGTGTTTCTGTTGATTTATCTGCAATATCATAATATTATACCTCTTTAACCTTAAAATCTTTGTACAGGGGCAGTAAATAGCTTAAAAAACATTTAAAAGTCGTATATTATATCTTATTTAATCTTATATTGCTATGACAAAGTTTATAGGAAGAAGACAAAGTGTTGGTATTGGAGTAGAAACTACTCGTGGAGTAGGAGTTTCTCCTTCTTATTGGTTAAATGTTTTATCTTTTAGCCATGCTGATAAGGTCGAAAAAGCTCGCACAGCTGGTAGTCTTGGGGGCATTTGGGGAGGAGATCAAGCATTGGTAACATTAAAAAGAGCAGAAGGAGATATGGAGGTAGAAATGGGAAGCGAAAGTTTTGGAGCGATACTTTTAGCTGTGCTTGGAAATGTTTCAACATCTACTGATACGCCAGCTGCTGGTTTAAATACTCACACTTTTACATTACAGAATGATAATCAGCATGACAGTCTTTCAATTACAACTACTGATCCGATTGGTGATTTGATTTTTGAGTTAGCAATGATTGAAACTCTTGAAATTAGAGTGACTCCTGAAGATTTGGTTACATTAGCTATTAGCTTCAAATCAAAATCTAGTCAATCAAGCTCGGCTACTGTTTCTTATAGTGCAGAACATAAGTTCTTAGGTAGGCATTTAACCTTTAAAGTGGCAAGTGATACTTCTGGATTAGATGCTGCTAGTAAAATCAGCTTAAAAAGTTTAACTCTTACCTTTAACAAGAATCTTGAATTGGATAATGTTTTAGGCAGTGTCCAGCCAGAGGATATCTTGAATAAGAATTTTCAGATTACTGGTGAGTTAGAATTGAATTACGAGGATAGGACTTGGGCTAATTATATGCTTAATGGCAGTTATAAAGCAGTTAGAATTGAGTTAGAAAATACTGATGTAACAGCTTCTCCTTATAGTGCTTCTAATCATCCAAAATTTGTCATTGATTTGTCAAAAGTTGACTTTGAAGCCTGGGAACCTAGCTTAAGTCCAGATGATATAGCTACTCAAACAATTACTTTCACTGCTCTATATGATTTAGGTGGAAATGATAATGTAATCAATAACTGTCAACTTATTAATGAAGTAACAAGTTATTAATAAACAATGGAAAGAGAAACTCATACAATTACAACTCCTGTTGGAAAACAGAAAATTGAGTTATTGTCTTGGATTACAGGTAAAGAAAAAAGAGAGTTGCGAAATGTTTTTTTGAAAAGAATGAACTTTAAGATGAGTGGTGCAGAAGCTCAGACAGATCAAATTGATGGCTCTGTTATTGAAGAAGCTGAGAATAAAGCGATAGAAATAGTCGTTGTCTCTATTGATGGTAGCAAAGAAAAGATTTTAGAGAAAGTATTGTCAATGAGAGATAAAGACTACGATTTTGTTATTACAGAGATTAATAAAGTAACAGGAGGAACAAGTTTTTTCGCATAAAGCACGATGCCGAGAGATGGTATCGTGCAGGTAAATTGACCGATGAAATGCTGATGGTTACTATCTGTCAGGAATTTCATTGGGATTATTATACTTATTTAAAGCAACCACAATGGTTCTTGGATTTGATTCAAATTAAATTAGAAATTGATAGTAAAAACCTACAAAAAGAGATAAAAAAGACTAAATATGGCAACAAGCAGATTAGACATTATCATTAGTGCCAGAGATGAAGCTTCAAGAGTTTTTAATAGCATACAAGGTAATTTGAAGGCTGTAGGAACTGAATTAGCAAATGTAGGTAAAAAAATGTCAATGTCAGTTAGTCTTCCTTTATTGGGAGCTGGTGTAGCAGCAGGTAAAATGGCGATGAGTTTTAGTGATGCTTTAACCTATGCTAATACAATGATGGGAGCAAGCGAGGAAGAAATGAAAAAAATGAGGAAAGTTGCTTTAGATTTAGCTTCTGCTACAGGAAAAAGTGCTATTGATATAATGAAAGGATTTTACGATGTAGCATCTGCTGGTTTTAAGGGAGAGGAAGCTTTCAAAATTCAAGAAATAGCTGCTAAAGGAGCAATGGGGGGATTTATTGAGCATTCACAGGCAGTAAATGCTCTTGTCAAGAATCTGAGTATTTATGAAAAGACAGGAGATGATGCAGCACAAATGATGGATGTAATGCACGCAATTGTAGATAAAGGTCTGTTGACTTTTGATGAATTGAGCACTTCATTTGCTAGAGCTTCTAAATTTGCTGTTCCTCTTAATATAAGTGTTGAAGAAATGGGTGCAGCTATGGGTTTTTTGTCTAAGAAAACTGCTAGTGCAAATGAAGCTGCGACAGCTTTAGCAGCGTTAACTAGAGCATTTATCAAGCCATCAAAGGAGATGGTAGATTTGACAAAAGAATGGGCTAAAAAGCAAGGATTAGCTGCTGATACTACTACTGCTCAAATGGTTAAAACACTTGGATTAAGAGGAACATTAAAATTGTTAACGGAAGAAACTGGTAGAAATGAAGAAGCGATGGGTAAGTTAATAGCTGATTCAGAAGGATTGACTGCAGCTTTATATCTTACTTCAAAAGAAGGTGTTAAAGAATTAGACGAAAATTTTCAACATTTATCTAATAGTATTGGTTTAACTGATAGGAAAGCAGAAATAGCTTCTCAGTCATTTAAGGTAAGATTGTCTATGGCATTAGAAAGGTTAAAAAGATTAGCGATAGAAGTAGGTACTGTTCTATTAGAAGAGTTATTGCCTGGTTTAGAAAAAGCAGGAGAAAAAGTAACAGATGTAACAGAATGGTTTAGTAATTTAGAAGATAAAGAAAAATCACTACTTATCAAGTTAACCGCTTTAGCAGCATTTAGTTTTCCTGCTATGTGGTTAGTAGGTAGTTTAATGAAAGTAATAGGTTCAATTAATCTTTTAATGGATTCAATGACAGTACTTAAGGCTAAAATGCTATTACTTGCTGGAATAAATCCATATGCAGCTACTATAGCAATTGCAGCTACAGCAATTTATTGGATTCAAAAGGTAGCAGAGGCATTTATAAAATTAAAATGGCAAATGGAGGATTTAACAGATTCTGTTACTAAAGCCGAAAAAGGAGTAGATAGATTAAAAAACAAATATGTAGAGATGTATGAAGCAGGAAAAATAAGTAGCGATGAAATGCTTAAAGGTTTTCAGCGAGCAGATAAAGGAATGGAAGTAGTAAAGAAATCATTCACAGATGTAAAGGAGATATGGAAAACTTTAAAAACTGGGGGTCTACCTTGGAAAAGTCCTTCTGAGATGTTAGAATATTTTGGATATACTGGTTTTGCTAAGTCTGTAAAAAGATTGGGATTTCAAGAAGGAGGAGTAGTACCTGGACCTATAGGGAGTCCTGTACCTGCTATAGTTCATGGTGGTGAAATTATTATTCCTCCAGAAAAATCAGTAGGTAATGTTTTTAATTTCAATTTTGAAGGAGCATTTATTGCTGATAAAGAAAGTTTTGCTCAGCAAGTTATAGATGTTATAAATAGAAAGGTTAGATTTTCTTTTTTAGAATAACAATTTTAGAATAATA